AGCAGTGCGCACTCAGCCGTGAGGCGTATAAGTAGTCCCGGCAGTACCTTACCGCCACCTTTATACCAGAGCATCAGTTGTTCTATTGCCCCTTCCCAATCATTGGCATTGATTTTCCTCTTTAACGTGCTTGTTTGCAAGCGTCCGATGCCCAAGTTGTAACAGAAATCTACGATGGCGTTTAGCTTTCTTGGGTCGCCTTGCGCGGCAAGTACCAGCAGGTTTGGACAATGCCGTACAGCACCGGGTGCATAGGTGTGCATAAGCTCCACCATCAAGAGGGCGCGGGCTGTTGGCTCGTCCATTGGTGGGTCTTCCAAAGTTACCTTGCGCTTATCTGCGTAGTAGGTAGAACCGTAACCAATCGTGGCTACGCCTGCCGGACAAAGGTAGGGCTTGGCCCGATACCCTTCAAACCGGCGACACAGTTCAGCGGCTAGGTCTAGGTTCATATCCCGCGTTGCTTCAGAGTTCTATCGAGGAACCAATAGTTAATAGTCCCAGACAACAAGGCTGAGAAGTCAGGTGTCATCATGGTCTTAAACACTTCTACGGCTGGCGCACCGGCAAGCCATGCGTTCCATGCAAACCATACGTGGATAAAGCTCCACACAAACAAGACCCAATATGTAACCACGGGACGGACAGATGCAGACAGACTTGCAACCCAACCACCTGCGGCTTTAACCATCTCGGCCTGTTGGGTGATGGCGTTGTTAAAGGCATCCATTACGCCTACGTCAATAGCGGCTTCCCGCTGTGCGCCAATCTCAGCTAACTTCTGTTGACCGCGCAGTTGCTCCAACTCACACTGACGGGAGAACATCAATAGTTCATGGGCACGTTCATTCTTCTTGTCAAAGAACTTCAAGACTTCGGGAGCCATGCGGAACAAGCCGCCAAAAATGGAGCCAAGCAAGCCCCCAGATAAAATATCAAGCATGGTTACTCCTTATTTAGCCATCTCGGTAGCGGCTAGGTTAATACGGGTTTTAACAGCGCCAAGGTCTTGCGGTTCCTTGGTAAATCCAACAGAAATATAACCTTCAAACGCACCCATTTCAGGTGGGATAGAACCACGGCAAATAAATCCTACGCCCTGCTTTTCTTCCCACTCAGATGTTTTACCAGAGGCTACCAGTTTATCGCAATAGACTTCTCCGTTCATCATGGCAATGACTGCGGTATTACGGGTGGAATCTTTGCCAAACAGAGTGGAGTTATAGCCATCAAGAATAGTGTCTCGACCTTTTGGGCCATACGAAAGCAGCGTAACCCTGCTATTTACAACGAGCGTTACTTTGTGAACCAACACCGTTTCAGCTTCTAAATCTTTTTGTAGCTTTTGGGCTACGTGCTCCAACACTTTGATTTCTTTAAGCTGGGGCTGGTGGCTTGAGCTTGTGATGGCATTCAGAATGACTGTACGGGAATCCCACGCAAAGTAACCAGCAAAGAACAGGAACGACAGCAAGATGACCGTGAACAGTTTAAACGGATTGTCCACCCACTCGATCAAGCTAATGACTTTGCCAAGGGCGCTATCATCCTTTTTGGCTTCAGCTTTAACAGGTACTGGCGCGGCAACAGACACATTGATTGTCTGCTCTGCTTTGGGCTTGGGTGTCCTGCGTTTAACGGGCGCTACCTTTGCTGGAGTTTTCTTTGCTGTAACCATGTTTAAACCAATATATCTATCTTACGGTTTGTAAAAATCTCAAGGCTAAGTTGATTGCGTTCTGCCTTCTTTACATACAACTCAAACTCAAGAGCATCAATTTTTATATCTACCTTCTTCATCTTCAGCGCCTGCTTGTAGTCCTCAGTCAGCTTCTCAGCCCTGCGTTCAAGCGCATCTGTTCGGTTGGGTTCTCCTCCGGGTTGCACCATCGGATACCATTTGTACAAAGGCGGAATCATTTCTTTTCGCGCTCAAGTGCATCTTTGTATCCATGAACAACTTTGTTACGCAGCCACGTAGAATCTGCCGTACCCGCCCACTCGGACAGATTGTTCCAAATGACTAAATATTCTGTTGACTTGCAATGACCTGCGTTCTGATCTAGCCACGCCATCATCTCTTTGTGACGCTGCGTTGGGTCGTGAACGGTGTAAGCTATCCCGTAGAACTCGCGCACATGACAGCCATTCTTGGCTACGGCTCCAACTAGCCCCAATAGCAATAACAGAAGGAGCCAGCGCATACATGGTCATACCTGAATGTAATCGTTAGGGGTGCCGCCAGCTTTCTTCAAAATGTTAAAGATGCGAGTGTTTTCTTCCAGCGCCATGATTTCATGCGGTTCACCGGGACGGAAATCAAGTATTTGACCGGCAATAGCCTCTTGCTCCCAATCATGGGAATACGCTTTAATTTTGCCGCGAGCCACAATTGTGATGTGTACGTCGTTTTCGGTGTGCGTGTGTTTCTGAAGAATGTCACCGGCTTTTGCAAAGTCGTAAATCACCCCGCGAATATCGCCAAGTCCTTCAAGCGGTTTACTCGATAACATTTGGCGCACTCCCCGGAGCAGTTAAATCTTGATTAGCATTTGTGGCAAACAAAGCGGCGGGCATACGTGGGCAAACTTCTGGACGTGGGTATGTGTTCCAAAACGTAGTTAGAGCATCGTAAAATTCTTGCCACAATGCAACACGAGAAACATCAGTTTCGTTTTGTATAGCAAGCTCTGCTATACGCAACTCTCTTTGAATTTTTGCGTTTTCCTCGGTATTTTCAAATTGAATTGCCAGCAGTTTGTTGCGGTCGGTTTGTCGTTTAATAATCCATGTAGTTTGCCAAACCCCATCAACACAAACAGGTGCGCCTTCTTCTATATACTGTGTAAGAGCGCTAAATGATGGTGGTTCAGTTTGCACAACACGCGCAAAACCTTGAGGGCATGGGAACGTATCCCCGGTTTCATGATCTTGAATTGCAGGGAAATCAAAACGCAAATCACCTTCGTATACAGGGTACTCGCGTGTAGTCAAATTAATGTATGTGTACATTAGAAAGCCTGTGTTGTAGTTGTAAACGAAGTGTTGGAAGTGTTTGTAGACACAGAACCCGTAGTCGCACTGTAAGAAGCCACGCTTATTGGGAAGGAACTACTAACGTCGCCGGGGCTATATGAGCCGCCTGTAGTCGTAATACTTATTGCAGAAATCTGCACTGTGTAATAGTTTGTAACACTGCCGGGATAATAAATATTAACCGTACTAGATGAAACGCTTCCTGATGTTGGATATTTTGTAACCAAAATATTTTGTCTTCTATTGCTTTGTGTTGGATCGGTTAATGTGTTTGAAAGCGCAAGAAAATCTGCGTCTATAATCGCCAAAGTTGGCCCGTTAAAATTACAATTACCAATAGCTAAAAACGGGCTTGCTAAAAGCGTAAAAAGCCTTGCCCATTGAACTGTTCCCGCGCTATTAACTTTTATAATATACATAGCGTATTTGTTACTATTTGCAGCGTTTACAATCCTGCCGTACATATAAACGTTATTGCTAGCATCAGTCACAATACCAATTGATGTTGGTGCATACCCACCAAATCCTGCCATTAAGTATTTAAACGCATACGTAAATGTTCCGGTTGAACTCATCTTAAACATGTATACGCTTTGGTCGTATTCAGTTTGAATATATGAAGCTCCGGTGCTGTCTAATGCAACGCACTGCCTCCCCACACCAAAAGTAGTACCTGAGTTAAAAAGAGTTGCCCAAGGAGCACCGCTAGTCGTAGAGTACACGCGCTGCCAAACAACCGCAGCGCTAGAATTGAGTTTAACCACGCCTTGGTAGCTAGTACTTCCACGCGGCGACACTAAAACAGTGCCTCCCGAACTATCTGTTGCAGCACCGGGGGAGGGGAAACGTATACCGCTATAGTTTAATTCATAAAAGTTAGCACCAGCAAAAGTACTGTCCCATTTAGCTAGCCCGCCTTTTTCGTTTGAATAATATATGGGGTTGCCGCAACAGTCATAGCCCTCTTGCCAATAGTAATAATTATTGAACGCCGTGTACATATTCAAGCTTGAGTCAAGCCCAAACGACTGTACAGATAAATACGAAACTTGCGTTCCACAACCAAAATTAGGAAATGTGTATGCTGAACTTCCATTTGTAAGCGTCCCAGAAGAATTAAACTTCATGACACTTGGCGCAATAATTCCTTTAGTTGGCTGGTAGATTGGGTAGCCGTTTGCTGTACCTACTACATAAATATTTCCAGAACTATCCAAATTAACAGCGTAGGGTTGAGTTTTATAAAAATTTAATTGTACATAATTGCTAATAACGGGGTACGGAAAGCTAGTCGCGCCAATACCGTTCGCGTATGTTGACATTGACCACGAATTAAGCATTTGACCCGCGCCGTCTACGCTGGTATCCATGCTAGCAGCAATAACTAATTGTCCGGAAGTATTAACCTTGGTTACAAGATTATTTAGAGAAAACTGGCGGTTGTAACTTGGAGCAAACCCTTCATGGATTAACAAATATGTTCCAACGGTGTTGGACTTACCATAGAAGTTGCTGATACTAATCTGACCCGAAGCCACGCCAGCCAATGTACGAAAGTTGGTTGCGTTGATAGACGCTAGAGCCGTGGCTGCTTGACCTAACTCCAAGTTAATCGACTGCCCTGTGGTTGCTCCACCAAGACTTAATGGGCCAGATGCGTTCAATGTCATTTGTAATCCTTAGATTGAACCGTATGCGGTCACGTTGTTCAATGTTGTCAGGTTGCCCGTGCTGTCCATTGTGGCGATTGTAGTAGCACCGTATTTAAAAACCAAGACCCCGCCAATCTCAGAGATGGTGAAGTTGGCAGTTGTCAAAACAGGAACCGTGCAGTTAGCCAAATTACCAGAAGTTGGTGTGCCGAGCAGAGGAGTTACCAATGTTGGCGAAGTTGCCAACACTACTGCGCCAGAGCCTGTGCTTGATGTAATGCTAATGTTAGGAGCCGCACCGCCAGATGATGCCAAAGGAGATGAGGCGGTCACGCCTGTAACTGTACCTGTACCGGGATTAGCCGCAGCAATTGTGTAGTTTGGCCAAGTGCCTGTGATTGTGACGTTTGCGCCTTGGGTCAGTGCTGGGGTAGCTGTACCGTTGCCACCATTTACAACTGGGAGGACACCTGTCACACCCGTAGTTAGATTGACAATATTCTCTGAAGCTTTGACGTAGTCGGTTCCGTTGTAATAAACAAAGCAGCGCTCACCAACTGCAACAGATACACCTGTTTGGCCAGAAGCTTTGAATGTTACTGTGCCGCCAGTCGCAGCGTTGTCCACCAAGTAAATCTTGCTGTAGCTTGGGCCAGTGATGATTTTGGTTGTAGTTAGTGTACCGGTAATACGGATAACTGCGTATTGAGCAGTGGTTGAGCCAATGTTAGTTGCGCTTGAAGAACCTGTTGTGTTAGCTAGCGTAATTGCGCCGTCACCTGCAAAAGACAAAGTACCTGCAATAGCAATATTGACGTACTCAGTGATGCCGTTGTTAACTGTATCGCCCCATGTACCAGACAAGGTACCTTGCGTTGGAGTAACTAGCCCTAGTTGTGTTGTTTGCGCTGCCATGATTATCCTTCGATGAGTTTGGCGACCAGCGCCTCAAGTTTAGCGATGCGCTCTTCGTGTTCAGCGTTTGCTGCCAAAGCCAAGGCACTTAGCTTCTCGTAGTCTACCGCCAATGATCCGTCTGGTCGAGTGCGAACTGCGACAGGGAATTTAGCTAGTACGTCTTGGGCAATAACACCAAAGTCAGCCTTGACAATAAAGTAGCCATCTTCGCCGCCGTGCTCTTCAAGATACTCGGCATTCCAATCAAACAACTTACCGCCAATAGCTGCTGCCGTAGCCGCCGCGTTGGGGATGTCACGCACATTCTCTTTGAACTTGATGTCAGAAGAGTAATACGCAGTCACGTTGTTGGTTGCACGAATCTCACCGGCAGTACCTGAACCTGCTGTACCAACCCCCAACGAGTTCATTTGGAAGTTATTGGCTGTGTTGGTAGCGTTAGCAGTGGTGGCGGTCGTAGCTGTTGTAGCTGTTGTAGCGGTGGTGGCCGATGTAGCAGAAGTTGCCGTAGACGCATTTCCTGACAAGGTTGCCGTAATCGTACCCGCAGAAAAGTTGCCAGACGCATCCCGAGCAACAACTGTTGAAACTGTATTTGCAGAAGTGGCGTTGGATGTAACGGTAAATGTTTGAGCAGAAGCTCCGTTAAATGTTGCAGATCCAGACAAACCTGTGCCGGATGTTGCAAGCGTTAAGCTATTAGATACCTGAGTTGCGGTAGTAGCAGTTGTTGCTGATGTGGCGGAGGTTGCTGTAGAAGCATTACCTGACAATGTGGCTGTAATCGTACCAGCGCTGAAGTTACCTGAAGCATCCCGCAAGACAATGGTAGAAGCTGTATTAGCTGTAGCCGCCGTGATGGTGGCGCTGTTTGCTTGGCTTGTAATTGTTCCAGCAGTGGTAGCAGATGTGGCTGTTGAAGCGTTACCCGACAGCGCGGCTGTAATCGTACCGGCAGTAAAGTTGCCAGAGGCATCACGAGCAACAATGGTTGATGCAGTGTTTAAATTGGTAGCGTTAGACGTTACTGTGAATGTTGCCGCGCTTGATTGATTGGCCGTAAAGGTTTGAGAACCTGACAAACCCGTGCCGGACACATTCATTGTCAGAGTGCCGTTGTTTACACCCGCAGCCGTAGAAGCTACAACCCATGAAGGAGCAGCAGCGCCGTTAGATTGCAAGATGTAACCAGAAGTACCGGCTGTCAATTGAACAGTTGTACCAGCGGCTGATTGGTAGGGGATCGTACCTGCTGCACCGCCAGCCAAGTTGGTAGCTGTTGTCGCGGTTGTCGCGGAGCCTGCGGTTGTAGCAGAACCCGCTGTCGTTGCACTTGTTGCGGATGTAGCCGTAGCTGCGTTGCCGCTGATTGAGATACCCCATGTGCCCGTAGCGCCTGTGCCGCCTGTGGATGGTGCTCCTACTGTGTTGTATGAGATTGTCCGCGCAACAGATCCGTTGAACGATGTACCAGAAGCATCGCCCGCGCCGCCGTTGTTAAACGTGACAGAAGAAGGCGTAGAGATTGCAGAATAAGCAAACGCAGAACCTGTCCAATTAAGGTATGTGCCTGCCACTGTGGGAGCGGCAATAAATGATGTAGTAGCTGCCGCTGTGTTGTATGGAATCTGATTGGCTGCGCCAGCAGAAATGTTTGTAGCTGCGGTGGCTGTTGAAGCATTACCCGTCAAAGCCGCTGTAATTGTGCCAGCAGAGAAGTTACCAGATGAATCACGAGCAACTACTTTGGAAACGGTATTAGCAGACGTAGCATCTACTGCCGCAGTCACAGCCGCAGAGCCGTTATAACTTGTGCCTGTCAGGTACGTACCCAATGTCAGGGCGTTAGCAACAGAACCAGCAGAGCCAGAGATGTTTCCCGATACCGCAGAGCCACTGATTGCAATCGTGGTTGTTGTGGCGCTGGTGATCTGCCCCTGTGCATTGACAGCAATTACTGGAACCGCAGAAGCGGAACCGTATGTGGTGGCTGTTACGCCTGTGGTGCCAATATTAAATGTGTAAGTTGGGGACTCGGTTAGTCCTGTGCCAGCCGTATACGTAATTGGTGCAGCAAACTGCTGAAACACAAGCGGTGTTGTGCCAACCACAATAGGTGGAGCAGTTTGCTGCACCCAAGCAGTATTAACGTTGACTACGCCGCTTGTGACCAAAAAAAAGTCGCCTTCGTCAATCTGATTAACTCCGGTTCCGGCGGTATTGAAATCTGTGGCACGAGTTAGGATGTAAGGCGTTCCAGCGGAGCCAACCTGCGTAACAGTGTATACACCGTTGTTTGCTTGCGTGACTTGGTTCTTAACCAATATACGGTTTGTAACAACAGTAAGCGTTGAGTCAACGGACAGAGCGCCATTGGCGGTTGCTGTAAGAGTTGCTCCTACCCCAGATGCGCCGTTGTTATATGTATTTGCTGGCAGTGCTGCGGTAGTTGCCAAATCCACGGCTTCATGGAAGTGAATGCCCGATGCAATAGCATCAGCGTATTGTTTGTTAACAATGTCTGTGTTGCTAACTGGAGCCGTGGTAATTGTGCCTGTAGTCAGTGCCGCAGAGGTGGCTGTAATTGCGCCAAATGACTGTTGAACCACAACGTTAGCCGCATCTTCAAAGACTGCTTTGTCAGATGGATATGTAACAAAAACATCTTTTGCGTTGGCCGCAAAATTTACTAAGGAGCCGCCATTACTAGACGACAGAACCGTCGTACGAGACAACGTTGTACCTGAAGAAGTGTACGTACCAATACCTACTTCCCAATCTCCTGTGATTGAGTCCGCAATAGCGTAGTACGTTGTGTTGCCGTTACCTACAGCGGCAAAAGATTGAAACCCGGATACCGCTCCAGCAAGTGTCAGTGTGCCCGTACCCGCAGTGGTAGAGGTTTCTTTGACCCGATCTTTTAAAACTAAAGCCATTTTTAATCCTTACGACGGAAGGTTGTTCCAACCGGGGTTTTGCGCACTATTGATATTTTGCCAGTTTGGGTTCTGGCTGTCATCAATTACCGCCCAAACAAGTACGTCGCCAATAGAAACAAGAAGCTGGATGCCCGTCACGTTTGCGTTTACCGTCTTAACAACACTTATAGCATCAATCGCAGATACAAACTCAGCAACTGAGCCTACAAATACAACCTGCGTTGACACCGCATCAACCGCAGAAGCTGCTTCCGTAATGCTTGCAGTAACCAATAACCCTCGATCTGTGCTGTCTATACCAGATGCAGCTTCCGCAATAGAAGCTACAAACGTAGCTGCGGTAGTATTTACGTCTATACCAGATACAGCTTCGTTAACTGCCGCAACAAACACCACTTGAGATGCGAACACCTCACTTGCAGAAACACCTTCAGCTATTGCCGCAGCAAATGCGACTTGAGATGCAAAAGAATCTAAACCTGATGCGGCTTCTGATATGTCAGAAAGAAATAATGCTTGGGCAACAATAGCGTCCACAGCAGCCGCTGCTTCGGCAATACTGCCAGCAAATACCACAGGGCCTTGGATAGAATCTACACCCGAGGCAGCTTCGTCAATACTGCCGGGATATGCGCCCAAAGCAGAAACAGTATCAATCCCGCTTGCAGCTTCCGGAATATCTACGTTAAATATGTTGTTTAGCGTATCTATAATGTCTACACCAGAGGCTGTTTCAGCGTTTACAGCTACAAAATCTGACTGAACAGAAACGCTATCCAGTGCTGAAGCGGCTTCGTCAATCAGACCACCGGCAGTAAACAACGCATTTACAGCATCAATACCTGACCCTGTTTCGGAGATGGCGACAGCAAACGTGCTGCCCCCTTGAGAGGCGAACGGCGCTTGTGCAAACGTTACATCCCCGAACATAACCTATTAGGTCGCGGTCAGAGAGAATGTGTAAGTAACGTTCAGTGTGTCGCCAGAAGCAACAGACTTGTCACCGCCGGTAAAGTCACCTTCAGAGAACAAAATGCCCGAAGTGCCTGAAGTGGCGCTGGTTAAAAACGCACCGGCAATAACAACCGTAGCGTTCATTACAAAAGAAGACGGTGAGGCTGAGTTGGTAATCACTGATGGATTGGCTGAAGTTGCCGAACCAAAAGTTACCGCCTTACGTGTGCCCGCATAAGCCGTGCTTTCCGTCCAACCGGCGTGAGAAGCCAATGTATCTGCCGCAGCAAACGTTGTACCTGAACCGGGGCCGGTAACCAAACCAAGATACCAAGTGGTAGTTTGAGCAGAAGCAGCAAAGTATGCGCCGTTCATGTTGGCTAAACCTTGGTTAACAACCAAGTTGTGGAAGGTGTCTGACCACTTCTCTACGCCGTCTGCGCCTACGCAAGTAACGGTGTAAACACCACCAGCGCCAACGGTTTCACCGAGGCCGGGGCGGGTAACTAAAGAAGCTGACACTTGGTCTTTTGCTGAACTGAATTCCATGATTGATCCTTAAGAAATGCGCACGATGGCGCTGTTGGCATCGGGGGTTGGGAAGATAATTTGGAAAGTATCGTTGTTTACTGTCTTGTCTGAACCGAAGTCCAGTACAGCAACTGCTTTATTGCCCTGTGTAGAGTTATAAACCAAAGCTGCGCGGGCAGTAAACGTGGCGTTCGTCCAAGTTGAGTTGCTAAACGAAATAAATGCAGTAGGTATAGCCAACGAGTTATTACCAGAAGTGGGGGATACACTAATAACCAAAGTGTTACCACCAGCCGTGTATCCGGTTCCAACTACTTCATTGGTTGTTGAGTAGATAGTTGTGGCCGTACCGAGGTTTGCCGCTGCCGTGTACAGTGCAACTTTAAAAGTGTTGGGCGATGTCGGGCCAAAGTTATGAACCGCTTGAAGCAGTTCAACCTTAAAACTTGTGGTCGCTGTTTGAAGAATTGCCATATCAAGTCACCTTTTGTCGGAACTGTCCAGAACGATACGCGTCTTGACGCTCCATACCATCGGCCAAACGTTTTGCAAGGCCTAGAGCCTCTTGATACTTGCCGTTATACAACGCCATCATATCGGCTTCGCCCTTCATGTATGTGTAGGCTTCCACCAAAGAGCCATACAGCAACACAGAGTCAAAGTTATCACCAAGCCATGTTGTACCCGCAGTCACAATGGACGGTGGATAGTAGTAATAGTGAAGCTCTACAGTGTATGTAGCGTCTGGCGTCGGGCCAAGAATAAACGACAGTTCATTAACATCATTACTCTGTGGGCCAAACAGTGCATAGTACCGTGGTAATCCTGTCTCTGTGGGGATGGGATACGCCTGACGAATAAAGTTAACGTCTTTGTTTAACAAATACTCGTATGAACCATTACCATCAACCACAGCCATAGAATACACGGCCAGAAAATCACCGGGGCACCCCAGATACTTATTGCTAGCTGATGTTGCGCCTGTCACATTCTTACGAATGGACGGAAACTGCATGGAATTGTAAATACGCTGCTCAGCCTGCTGAACGAACACAGGTATCTCCGCGATAAAACTCGCTTCGGTATTCTCCGTGTACGCTTGAATAGCAGTGCTAAGTGCGGCGTAATTCATGCCATTGGGCCTCGGGCCATCAAGCCTTTAGTTGCAGCACCTGTACCGCGAACTTTGATGCCTGAAGTTTTGGTTTCATTCTGGCCGTTGTTGTAGTTACCAAGACTCATCTTCATGGTGGTAGTGCTACTAATATCTGAAGGCTTGCCGGGATTAGTCGACATTTTTACAGCCTTACCATTCATATTGTGCGGTGCAGCATAAGTAGCGGCATCGCCAACTTCCTTGCCCATTACTTTTTTGCTGAATTTAGCCATGATTAACCTCTTTTCTGATTAGCGACTTTGGCCAAATTACGGCCCATAGACAACATATCTGCATTGGTTTTACCGCCCTTGCCTTTGCCACCTTTAGCACCACTTTCAATACCAAGTGTAGGGCCGCTATCACCAAGGTTTGTGCCTTTGGTTTTACCTGTTTTGGTAATGCCGTCTGCTGCTTTTTTAAATCCCATTTTAAACTCCTATTTGTATCGTTACTGTACCAATTTGCGCACCTAATGCCAAGTAGTTTGGTGTTAATACACTATCAAAGTTTCTTGACCCACCAACTGGATTCCAGCCCCACTGAATATCCCGAGAACCGCCTGTGTTAAACCCAGCCGCGTCTTGCGCTGTACTGGTCGAGTTTACTATCTGCAATCCGTTTGTACCAGCCGTATAGTAGGTTGTATCCCTACGTGGGTTGCGTACTGCTTGTGGGTCATCAACCGGATACATACCAAGCAACAACTGTGGCTGATCTGGATCCCAGCACTCAGGGCATACGAGCAAGTTGTATATCTTGGTCTTCTGAATCTCTTTACGAAGCGCCGTTAGTTTGAACTGAAAGCCACAGCGATCGCACATGGCGATACTGTTCTTACCCGAAGCAAACCTATTGCCCATTTACGTACCGCTTCCAATAAACATTTGCCTCGGCACAAACCGCAGGGACGCATGCTCTTGATCTTCACCTGCGGCCAACTGCCAAGCTTCGTCGTATTGAGCTTTGAGGACTTCCAAGCGCTGAGCGCCATTCTCTACCTTAAGTGCAAGATAGTAGGCGAGTCCAGCAACCAAGCAGGGCAAGAAACGGAAAGGTACATCCATAGTCCGAGTGCCGCCACCTGCGTCATCAATACGGCGCATGCGCCAATAAACAAATTGGTAGGTTTGTGATCCATCGGGAGTCGGCCAAACAGTGACGGATGGCAAGTTTTGTGAGTAAACAGCAACGCCAGTCAAATGCGAAACCGCTGTAGTGTTGTTCTGACCACGGAAACAGTTCATCAACTGATTACCACTTATATAGCCGTACTGTACTGTCTCATTTTCGATCAATACAAAGCCGTTTGTAGGTAGCCCAACAGTAGAAGCCAGCGTAATTTCGGTAGCTGTAGCAGAGATTCCACCATTTAATGTAGTCCCTACAGACGAAGTCTGACCATCTAAACGCTGAAACCACACCTGAATTGGGCGAGCTTGCTGCAGTTTGTTGGGGATTGTGGCGTAAGTAGAAACACTAATACGAGTAATCGTCAGGTCAGACTGCGTGGAAGAGTTACCAGCACCCGTGCGAATTACATGTTCTAACAAATCCACGGTGTCATTTGGTAGCGCGTAAGTTGCTAAACCCTGAGTAAAGGTAAGTGTCCCTTGCTCAAACGTCCACATGTTAACGCCACGATTTGCCCAGTCTGCAAAAAGAAGATTCAAACTTCGTCTTGCAGTACGCAGGTCGTAGCCCGTGCGAAGTTCAGAGCCCGCACGCTCAAACGCTTCCTCAACGATCTCCGTGAGGTCAAGATTAAACGCTGCGACTCCTGAAGTGGTCATCTAAATCCCGCCGTTTTCTTTGCAATTGTTTTGGGTTGGGCTACGAATTGTTTCCCGGCGGCTTTCCCTGCTCGCTTGGCTTTGGTTGTCGCAGCGTATTCACTAGGGCTGAGACTTTTGATCGCAGCGCTTGGAAGGTATCTTTCACCCGTGTCAGAAGATTTCTTACCACTTTTGGTTCTCCATTTCTGGTCGCCCCAGTCCTTCAATGATTTCTGAGGCGCTTTCAATCTCGATAACCCCCGCCAGCCGCCTTGTACTTCTTGGCAACTAGCTGAGCTTTGCGGGCTGACCACTGACCTGCGCCGGTACCCTGCGTTGCTGCGGACTTTACTTGGGACACGATCCTCTTGCGAAGACTGGGTTTAGTGTAATTACCAGCAGCGTTAACTTTACCACCTTCAGCATACTGCGTGAAGTCAGTGTCATCCCGGCGGGCTTTGCGCTTGCCCTTGGGCATTTTGCTGGACATTATGTCGCCCATTCCACGGGATGCCATCATGATTACACCATCTTTCCGCGTGTTTTACCTTTGGTACAGCAGCCATCAGCACGACTAGAAGCAGTCAAACCACCTTTAGCTTTTTTGCTCACGGATGCACCGTCAACGTCCTGTGGTACAGGCATGCCTTCACGAAAGACTGAGTCTTTAGGCGCGGTCTTCTTAGGTGCTGGTGCCTTGGGCGCGGACTTCTTAGAAGCCGGTACGCCTTCAGGGTCTGTGGGTGGTTTACCCATTTCAGCGGTGTAGACTGGATCAGCCATGGCTTAGCACATCTTCCCGCGAGTCTTACCTTTTACAGCAATACCGTCGGCACGCTTAGAAGCGGAAGAAGTCATACCACCGGACGCCATCTTAGTTGCGCCGCCTTTTTTAAACCCAAACTTTTCACGAATTCGTTGGCTAACTGAACGTGTATCAGTTGTACTGCCAGTCCTAGCACGCTCACGGCTTAACTTCATACGGTCAGTCAAAGACAACTTGGTCTCGTCAACTGGGGCTGCTTTAGCGGCAGGTGCAGACTCAGTTTTAGCGGCGGGCTTAGGTGCGGCTTTAGGCATAGCCTTGGGTTTGGCTTTTACAGTTCTGCTAGAACCTGCGTCGCCAAATTGACCGGCTTCTTCCGCAGCGCCAGCATCACCCATTTCTTTGAGCGGAGCTTTGGGGGCTGTTTCAACAGAGGCGTTAGCCTCTTCCATCTCGTCTACTTTACTACCATCTGCACCGTTATAACGTTTCATGTTTAGCTCCTTAGATTAGCAGGCCTTGCCGCCCTTGTTCATCTTAATCATTGTGCCTTTGGTTTTACCCTTAGACACAACACCGTTTGGTGTTTTGCCGGTTTTTACAGTGCCCATCTTAGATGGCATACCGCCTTTTTTAAGCTTCAAAGATGTACCTTTGCCGCCCTTATGTTCTTGTGCATCATGCTGTTTGAAGGCTTTTTTAATCATGGCTTTGTCTTGCGACTTGTCCATTTTCATGTCTTCTTTCATATCGCTCTTAGCCATACCGCCACCTTTCATGATTGACATCTTCCCGTGAAGAGTCTTGGGTTTGTTAATCTTTTGAAGGTCAGGACGGGCGTATCCGCCAGAGCCAAA